GCAATGCGCGCGCGGTTCGCTTCCAGAGAGGGCAATAGAAAAGGTTGGGCACGATGATGCTTTGTTCCTTTTTCTTGAAACGATCCATAGAACTGCCGTTTATCCGGCCCGACCTCCACGGTGGCCTCGTGGACATCGCTTTCCCGATTCGAGACCTTGATGGTCATGCCTTCGGAGAGTCGGCCGGTATTCCGTGGCGCTCGCCGGGCGGCATCCTCTCGCACGATCTTCGCCCCGGCTTTGGCTGCTTCGATCAGGAGTTTGCGCTGGACCGTCAATTCCAGTTCCTGAAGCTTCTTCTGGAAATCGGCCATTCCTTCGATGATTTCAGCCATCGGTTTTCGCGTTCTGGATTTGCTGCAGGGCGAGCAGGATTTTCATCTGCTGTTCGGGTGTCTGCGGTTTGTGGACGACGGGGTCCCACGGCATCATAAACTCGGTGACTTTATAGGGCCGTATATCCTTGCCACGATTCACGTTGGCAATGGTAGCGGCAATGATGCCAGCCTGAACATCCCGGCGCCGGTCCCCGAAAGGCTCGACCTGCTCGTAGAGCATGGCCTCATGGAAGGCCGACGCCGGCATCTCGTCGATTTCATGCGGGAACTTCCCTAGGAAACCGGCGAGTCGGTATTTGAATCGGAGTTCGGGCTGGCTAGTAAGTTTTTTATGGATTCATCCACGGCGGCCTGGCTGATGCCATTCAGCTTGGCGGCCGCCGTGATCAGGCGCGTGGTGATCTTGGCCGACATCTCCGAGAGGTTGCGCAGGTCTTCATCGCTGGTGAAGATCCGTTCTCCGTTTTCGTCCACGATCATCAGCGAGAGCTGCTTGGTGATGTCCTGATTATCCATCTGACCGAGCTGCTTCACGCTGAGTTCGCGCAGGATGATCTCCGTGACTCCGAACTCGTCCAGTTCCGGAACCTGCACACGCACCGTCTTGCGCGCGGCTGCGAAATTGAGAGGAGAGGTCTTGCCTAATACTTTACTCATAGTGCTCCTAGACTGGACCCGTGATCGAGCCGCTGAGCTTCAGGGTGAACGACGCATGGACCACTTCATTCGGCATGAAGCTCAGGCGCCAGCCCTTGACGAGAGCGGCAAAGGAAAAGCTGGTGCCGCCCAGTCCGGTCGGTAAGGTGATCTTGAAATTGCGCGTGACCTTGGACGACTGGTCCGTCAGCAGGCCGGTATGGGTGGTGTCCGTGGATTTGTAGTTCACGACAACCGGCAATTCCACGCCATCTGCCAAGCCATAGATGTACTCCTTGCTTGTGGATAGCATGTGGGTCGCTTCGACCAGATCGTTTTCGGCGCCGAAATCACCGATGCTCACCACTTCATAAACCGTGGTGAACACCTCGGGCGAGGCGCCATCGCCACGCTTCAGTAATGTTTGCGAGCCCAGTTGGGCCGTGGTTGCCATTGGTGATTACCTCCTGAATGGTTGAATTGACAATTAGGATGGCCGCACGGTCGGCAGGCCATCGATAAACTCTTTCTTCGTCGATAGCATGTGGGTGGCTTCGATCAGCGCGCTGAAATCGCTCTCGATCGTGAGCATGGTCTTCTTGTGATCCGGTACCGCGCTGGTAATCGTCCAGATCGCGTTGAAGAAGAGAATGCGGTAGGTATCCGGGCCGATGCCGCTCTTGTACCGGATAATAAACCGGCAGTTTTGCTCACTCTGCCGCTGGGCTTCTCCCCAGACCGTGAATCCCGTGGTCCATGTGATCGTGGTTTGACCCGCCGCATTGAGCGTCAGCGTGCGCTTCTCGAACACGAGACGATCGGAGAGCCGTCCGCCTTTCACAGCGGAAAGCCTTTGGGGATGATGGCTGGATCAATCGGACGGCAGTTGCCCATATCTTTGTGACTGGTATTCCCGGCATGGACGCGGGCCACCATCATCGAGGTTCCGTCAGCAGTAACAAACTGCTGTTCCCCTCCGGCAATCATCACCGCCCGATTGTCTTCACCGATCGTCAGGGCTTCATCGAAGGGATGATCCATCCACCAGGATTTCCGGTAGCAGAGTGAAGTGCCGAAGGCCGAGACGTTATCAAGAACGTAGCGGCCCCAGATTGCGGTCTGTTCCTCGTAGAACAAAATTGAGTTATAGCCGGTCATGGCTTTGTCGGATTCCTCGAGACGCTGTACCTGATCGGCGATCCGATTCGGCGCCGACCAGTCATCCGAGTCCCAGTGAATGACGATCTTCCCGGATGCCATCTCGCAGCACCAATTGCGCTTCTCCGGAATGGAGCATTGCGGGCCGACAGACATGTAATATTTGATAGACCGAATGGCCATGAAATATTTAAGTTCTGGCATCTGGTCGGCATCGGGATATGACAAGTCGTCGGCATCATCCAGAATGACCAGCTCCTTCGGCTCGTACGTTTGGGCCATGAATGAGCGCATGGCCTGCCGTGCCCATTTCTGCCTTCCCCGCGTCGGCATGATTGCGCTAACGAGTTTCATGCTAAGATGTGATTAATCCTTGTTGTTAAAGGAAATTTAGTAGGCGCGAAGATCGAGATCTTTGGCCAGTGGAGAGAAAACCGCTGGCCTTATTTTTTGTTTCAGTGCCCAACAGGTTACGGGCGTCATCTGCCAATCGGCCTCAGCGAGTAATCCGCCTCAATCCCGTGCTTCTCGAATAGCCGCTTCGAGTCCGGGTTCCACTGACCTTTTGTGACTCCACTGCAGATGTATTCCAGTGGCCACGGCTGCACATCTCGCTTGAAGGCCAGTACCACGCGATCCAATTGACGATCATTTCCGCGGACTTCGAATTCCTCGATCGTGTTGAACTGGGACGTAATGCCGTAGAGGAAGTCCGGCCGCCAGATGGTGGCCTGAGCGGAAATTCGATAGGGCGCCTTGGGCGCACACAGGGCGAAGTATGGATCACCATAATCGATATCCCCGCCCGGCACCGGATAGAGGCGCACGCTGCCCGCGTCCCGCTTCTGGAGTTCCTCAAGTCCATGCTGCACCAGTTCCGTCTTCACCGGAGCCGTCAGGAAGAAATCCTCCTGAAAGAGCAGGACCGGCTCTTTCCCGCAATTCGCCGCAAAGTTGGCGACAATCTGACACCATGGCCAGCGATAGGACAATGGAGCGCTATAAATCTGTACCTTATTGGGGTCCAGTTCATTCGTGAAGTAATCGGTCAGCAGACTGACCGGTCGCGGATGGCCCGGCCAGAACTTGTCCAACAGGGCGAAGAACGGCTTCCAGCAATCCCGGTACTTGTGGCAGGAGGCGACGGCTATACGCAGATGACGGGCTCCTCGTTGAGGTATCCAAACTCTTTGAACTTCTTCCGGACGGCGTACATCATGATTTTCGGCCAGTTGTCCCGGTTGAGATACTTCAGCCAGTATTCCCGCGCCAGCGCCCCTTTGGACTTCAGTTCGACATCCGTGGTCTTATCCAGAAATGCCTTGATGAGATATCCGGTAAACCGCACATCATCGACGTCAATCTTCAGACTGAACTCGTCGTAGGGGATCTCATCCGCGAACGGGAATACCTGATTGCGCCCGACCAGAACCGGAACCCGGCCCGCACTCATGGCCTCAAAGAATCGGTAAGGGAAATCACCGGGGATCGACTCCGGGCAAAGACAGACTCGGGATTGGCGCATACTGCGCCGGAATTCGGCACGTCGGCGGATACCTTCCTGATCGTAATAGATGGCCCCGGTGAAATTGCTATACAGCGCCAGATCACATGTCAGATTCGGCTGACTCCGACAGGCATCGGTTGCATCGAAGCGCGTGGCGCAGGAGAGCCAGCCGTGAAAGCTGACATCGTAGGTGAAGCCGCCCTCCGGCACATCAACACATTCCGCGTAATTCTCCACCGGCCACGGAAAGGAAATGCTGTTCGGGTCCTGCGCCTTCATCCAAGTCTTGAGGTTGCACCGGATGAAGATACAGGGTTTCTGGAACACCGTGCAGTTCTCCGACACATCAAAGAAGACATGACGCTGCTCGTTGCCATTCATGTAGGGAAAGCGGTCCATATCGCGGGCTTCATTGAACAGCAGTAGCGGACCCGGGCAGATGAACACTTCCGCCTCCTGCGGATCAGTCACGGGTATAACACCATCCAGCCGAAGCAGCCCATCGGGCCAGCCGGTCAGGCCGATCTCTTCAGGACGGTAGATGTAGGCGCGCAATGCGTGTCCTGACGTCCTGATAGGCTCGCAGATACGGCTCGTAAATCAGCACAATGTCTTCTTCCCGAAGCGGGTAGTTGGTCAGCCGGAAGTTCCCGTCTTCCAATTCGGTGAACTCGTGATAGTGATAAAAGACGACCCGCTGACCATCCACTCGGAGATATTCGTCCCAGTGGAGATGGTAGTTTGCCAGGTTCCACGGGGCGAGCCCGGCTCCAATGTTGTCGATGATGTGGACTTCGTTTCCATACTTGTCCGGCCATTCGTCCAGATAGAGTTGATCGCCGCAGCCATAAGTTGCGGAACAGCGCTTCCGGCATTGGGCGGCCCAGATTTTCAAACACTCCACTCCGGCTGGCGTGTTCCTGAACGTGACCCATGACACGTTGAACCTGCCGTTGACCTCGAGGTACTTTTTCTCCGGGATGAAGCGGTGCGGAATCACGGCAATACTCTTCCGGCCGATTTCCTTGAAGATCACTTCCGGATCAGAGAAGAACATCATGTCCGCGTCGAGAT